AGACCAAACTCAATCGATTGTTGTGTAATCTCCATCTAAACCCTCACATCTTAATACATATACTGCTGCACCAAAATACCAAATGGCAAGTGCAGAACTCACTAACAACATAAGTGAGAGTGGCGGGTAATCCGTCACATACCCATTCGCAAAAATAACTTGAACAACGGTACTAGAAAGAAACGCAAACGATTTGAACATCTGCTTTCTATAGCCTTTTGAAATCGGAGCAAGAGCCCCGACTACAATAGCGGCAATAGCAAGAGTGATGAATGAAATCGGCTCGGCTTCCAGTGTCTTAGGGAGTGAAAAGTCGAGAACTTTAAAATAGTCCCCTAAAACAGCTAATAGCAAGATACTATTAATTGCAACTGCCCCGACTAAAACTGCTCGGGTGTCACGCCCATAGAACTTAGAAAGAATCGAACATTTCATAAGTTACTCCATCTATAAATGGTCTACTAGGTTTTGAGCTGTAGCTTTCTCAGGTGCAATTTCTTCATCAAAGAAGAAACCACTTACATGGAAAGGCTCTACAGAATATTCAGCGTTCGTAATCATGTACCAGTTCAATGACGGGTCGAAGTCTGATAATGACAAGTTGTGACTTGCGGAAACCTTCGTACCCTCATAAACTTTACCGTTGATGTCGGTATATTTATAGTGGTATGTTTTCTCCATCGCTTCTGCAGCTTGTCGTTCTTCACTTTCTGTGATTACTAACTCCATATGACCATCAAAACTTGCAGCAGTTAAGTATGCTTCAGCTTTGCCGGTGCGGTATGGCAACTCAGGGTATGGCAACTCAAATGTAGTTGCTAAGATTTTCGGCTTACCTTCTACACTGTTTGCAAAATATTCAGTGCTAGTATAAGCGTAAGTTGTAGTTTTGTGAGCATCGTTAAATGCTTTAGCATTTTCATAACCAGCCGTGGATACAACTTCGCTCACAGGCGAAAGATGATTACCTGAGATAGCACTTACTGGTTGATAACTTAATGTTACAACATCAGATTGAACAATGAACTGACCTTCCTGAGAATTTAGTGTAAGTTCTTCATTGCGTGGTGCTGCACGTTCTTTCATATGACCGATTTCTGCTGCCCACACTGCACCGGTCTCTACGTGTTTGAGGTATTTAGTCTCACCCATATAGTAATGAGTTTCAGTGTTACTTCTATCGTGCGAGTCTAAAACTTCAATCTCAGCACCGGGTGCACCTACTTTTTTACCACTGGTGGTATCAACTTGTTTAACTGTTTTGTTATCCAAGTCATCTTTAAAAATGACCACTACTGTCATGTTTTTCTCCAATCATCTGTTAGCCAAAGAACCCGATTAAATCGAGAATGTATCTTTGACCTGCTTTTAGACTATTGCCCATAACCCACGGACTACCTGCATCAACCCAAATAGAACTACCATCCCATAACTGAGTTTCAATCAACTCTAGGTTTTTTGGTGCGTTAGGGGGAAGTTTAAATAATGCTTGACGAGGACCAATGTTTTTAACCATTCTAAAGTCTAAGTGGATTTTACCCATGCCGTCTAGAACAGTTAGTTGTCTACGACCTTGTTGCTCATAGTCCGCAGGATTATGTGATGTAATCATATCTTTTCCTGCTGCAAAGTCTAGCTTATAGGTCTTACCTACTTTGCGGGTTCTTACCTTATTACCTTCGATGATAAAATCATCATCATGTAAATCGAGGTCTTGTACTACTTTCATCTATGCTCCAAAGGGGGATTGCTCCCCCGTATTAGATTATTTAGCAAGTAAGTAACCTTTAGTATCACCTGCCAAGTTTTGTACTTCTTCACCTTTAAGCACTTCAAGCAATGCTGCTTTAGCTTCAGGTGATTTAAGTAATTCAATCACTGTATCTTTGAAATCAGGTAATGCTTTGATTTCAGTCCAGTATTCAGTCGCTGATTTAGGTGCATCAACAAATTTCGCTAAATCTGCTTCTAAGATGTCACCGTTAGATAATGTTAGTTTTAACTTGTTATCTTCGGTTAATTCTGCACCTTGTAATTTAACATCAACTGCTTGAGCTGGTAATGGTAATTCTTCCGTAGTTTCGTCTGATTTGGTAACTTTAACTTTGCCATCCACGATTTCTACTTTAGTGATTGCCACTGTTGCTGTAGGTAAAGTTACTTCACCTTTTAAACCATCATCTGTACGGGTAAATTTAACATTACCTGAGTTGTCCGGTTTAACTTCGAGACGGTCGTTTACTACCTCAGTTGTTTGACCAACTTCAGGTTTTTCCATAAATTGAATAACTGCCATAGCTAGTTTTTTCCTATTTTTGTGGGTTGTAAAAATGTAGCCCCGCAGGGCTACGGTTTATAAGTGGTCTGATGCTTCACCGTTGCCAGTATTAGCAACGCCAACATCTACAGGGTAAGCTTTAAAGCGTACTGTACCTGCCCAGTTTTGAACATCTACTAATTCATCTTTACGGACAAACTTAGTAGTATCAACTTTGTCACCTGCTGGTGCGTCTTCAAGAGCTTTAACACGTGCAACTAACGCAGTGTCATCGTACACAGTGTCTTTATCCGCTTTATTTTCTAATGCAGTGACACGTGCTTCTAGTGCAGATGGGTCAAAGACGGTATCTTTATCTTCTTTAGCTTCTAACACAGCAAGACGCTCATTAATAGCTGTTGGGTCAAAGACAGTATCTTTATCTTCTTTCGCCTCTAATGCTGTTACTTTTTCTTGTAACTTAGCAATAGAATCTTTTAGCGCTTTCATCGCTGCTACATCTGCAGGATTAGCTCCAGTACCTTCACCTCCACATACACAAGCATCTAATACGCTCATGTCTGCTTTGAAGAATGTGCAATCATCTAGAGCAATAATAAGACTGTCGCCAGCTTTAGAAATGCTCACAACTTTACGTTCATCGCACTGGTTGGTGGGGTGGTTTACACCACCTCCACATGTTGAACAACCAGCACCTAATCTACGGCTTCCTAAGTTCATTTATTACTCCTCGATGATTACATCTAAGTATGTTGAACGGATACTGTCAGATGGTGTAGCATTTGCAGATACAGTTAAGCTGTTTGCTGTGATTTCTACAAGACCTGATGAGTAGAATTTATTGAATTTTCCGAAGTCTACCGACGCAGTTGCCGCAGTACCTTTCTTAACAGTAACAACTTGTTTTTCTACATAGCCACCTGAGATACTACTAAACTCTGTAACTCCAGAAGTTGTGCTATTGACTTTGTATGTACCATTTAGTTTAACTTTAGGTGTTCTAACAGTTGTTAATACGCCACCTACAACATTTGTAACTTTGATACTTTCTGTTTTAGGTGCAGTATTACAAAAGAGTAGATACGCTTGCCAGTAGCAGTTTGCTCCACGAGGTCGCACTAACAATACAAGCTCTGTCACATCTTCTGTAATAGTGATTTCATTACCAACGATATTGATGGAGTTAGTTGTTCTAACGTGTGTAGCGTTTGGATTTAACTGTGCATATGCGGTTTGAGCTGTTCCAATGTCAGGTAATAATTCAGAATAAACAGAGCCGTCATCGGTTCCAAATCCAGTGCCCGTGCCAAGACGTTGGCCATATTCATTGGTTCCATCTGCGTTCAAACCTCTCACAACCGCGGTTACATCGGTGTTACATGTTAAAACCAGCCCTTTCAAGGTTGTACGGTTTTGGAAGATATTAGGATATTCAAGTCGAGAAATATCTCTATACTCTAACGGAATTTGTACGATACCAGTAATAGGATTTTGAATACCAGAAATTTGCGTAAGTAGCGCACTTGACTCTTTCTCTCTAGTTTCAATCGCAGGGCAGTTTTCACCTGTAATAGCTTTAGATGCTGTATCAGAACGCAAGATAATAGTAGCGTTATTATTGCCTAAATCTTTATCCAATGCCGAGTTAGGGTTCACAGCTGCAGTAAATTGGTATGTACCTTTTACTTTAGGAACGACGGTATATTTAACTTTAACAGTGCCGCCTTTTTTAAGACCGCGAATGTTGTAAGTTAAATTATCGACTTGTTCTACTTCATCTGCCTCAGATTTAGTGAAACTTACATCTTTAATTTCGTAGTCAGTTGTGTTAGCTGGACCTACGATATTTAAGTTTGTTAGTTCATTTTTACCTTCACCAGTATTAGATACAGTAACAACAACTTTATAGTTGTCACTAACTAAGCCATTGGTTTTATCAGCTGTAATACCTACACCAACTTCTTGGAAGATTGAGTCGAACGCAGTTAAACGCACACACTCACCATCTTGTTTAGCGAGTAACACAGTGCCTTTCTTCCACGGACGCTCAGGCAATGTATCGATTGCTGCACAATCTAAACCTGCCGCTGGAGCTGGTTGCTCAGGGAGATTTAACTCATACACCCACTTGCCCCAATCATTAGGATTTTTAAGTGTACCATCAGCGTTCATACCACTGTCGTTAGAACGTACCCATCCAGATTGAACATTTTCAGCGCCAACGCGAGAGTAAATGTACTGATGCACCTCACTACCTGTTGCAACTTGCCAACCAGTAAAGTCTAGCTGATAACCTGATGTAATATCTTCTTTCGCAGTAATTGCATCTGACTTCTCTACGTTAGTCTCACCAAACTTAACGGGTGCACCGATAGCTGTGTTGGCATCTGCTGCGCTAAACATGCCAGTAAAACAAGAGATACCTAGCTGTTTAAGATTACCATCGCTAGCTTCTAACGTGTTTAAGTTTGTCACTGTCGCACATTTTTCTTTGATAACTTCTAACTTACCATCTTTTAAACGCACAGTTTTATTATCTACATGTTTAGATAAGTCAAACTCTGCAGGTTTTTCAATCTCAACTGTAGTGCCGTCTTGGTTAGTAATGACAACTTTGCCATCCGCTTCTTTAGCAGCTTTAACCTTAATAGCTGGTACTTCTACGGTAGTGCCGTCTTGGTTAGTAATGACAACATCACCGTCAGCTTCTTTCACAGCTTTAACTTTAATAGCTGGAATGGTAGCTAATACGTCTTTTTTACCATTTGCAACTTCAATATCGCCATTTTCTTTTGTGGTAAACGTGTACTCTACCGGCTCAGGAATGTCGAGTTTAATCTCGTAGCTGTCGCCATTTGTAGTCGTAAATTTAGCGATTTTAGTTTTAGCGTCATAAGTCACGCTGTTTAACACGCCATCTGCTAGTCGTGCTGTGGTATCTAGTACAGTACCGTCAGACATGAGTAACGAGATTTTGTGTGAACCATTTTCTTGTTTTTCAACGGTCAATGCTTCAGGTTTAACTAAGCAAATATCACCGTTGGTAATTAATTGACATACTGCATCGCCTAATAAGTCACACGTGAGAACACGTGAATCACGCCATAAGCGTTTGTCAGTACAATCCACTAAACCTTCTTGCAATTTACCTTCATCAATTAACTGACGAATAATGTCCTTCACAATCAGGTGTAGCGAGCTAAGGTCAGTCCCACATTTTGTGCAACCCATTATTTACTCCTTACTTGTATTCTTCTCTAATGGCTTCGGCAATCGCTTTTGCAACTAACCAACGTTTTTCCATTAGAACCTTCATTTCTGTAAAGTTAGTGATAAAGCCTAACTCCACAATTAAACCGCCAGCAGAAACAAACGCAAGGCGCTTATGCTGACCGGAATCTTCTGGCTTCCAGCCGTCATCGCCACGAAGCACCGACTCTGTTACAGACTGAATCGCTTTCGCAATCTTCTGTGAAATACGTTTACGGTTATCGCGTGATAACACCTCGATGCCACGAGCTGTTTTATTTGTACTCGCATTTAAGTGAAACTCAACTGCAAGGTCTGAACCCGGAATTAGTCGAACAGCTTGTGCAAGTGGTGCGTTTACACGACCTTCGCCATCTGTTACAACATCGAAGCCCCAGTTACGTAGATAATACGCAACATAGTTACGCATATCTGCTGCATAGTCAGCTTCTTTATAACCATCGGACACTGCACCCGGGTCGGTGTTAGAGTGTCCTGCTGTAATCACAATACGTGTCAAAATAATAGTCCTACGGTTAGTCCAATAACAACACCTACAGCGATGCCACGCCATAAGGCACAGCACCAGCAGTAAGTCTTAAATTCATCAACTTCGCGAGTATCAACGGTAATCTCAGCACTTTTATATACTTTGACTAGCCACTCTGATAACTTGCCAATAGGGGAGGTGTCATAGCAGAACACCTCTTTTAATTTACTCATTAATGTCGTCCTCGAGTTCTTCAAACAATTCTAACATGTCTCCATACGCCTTGCGTCTCTCCGCTCCCATAATGTCTAGTGCGTTGTCTGCTTCTAACATTGCATCTACATCACCAGCCTGTTGTGCAGAGATTTTTTGACGCATCGCTCCTGCGAATGTCATACCGTTATAACTGATGCCACGCTCGAGTTTGTCGAGCTGTTTTTCTAACGCAACAAGTTTAGTCCATCGTGGGTCTGCTTGCAAGTCTGCCTTACTTTTCACCATGTTATAACCATCTGTGCCACGTGATAATTCTGATTTTAAGTCAGCCACTTTTTCAGCGACTTCTTTTTTCAATGCTTGATTATCATAGCGAGGGATAAATCCATTAAAGAACACTTTGCCAAATGTCTCTGCTGCATCTTCTCCATTCTCGTAGCCACGGATTAATTTTAACATAGCTGAGCCAACACCACCGAGAGATTGTTGGAACATATGTGTAATTTCTGACGATGACACATCTAGTCCAATTTTACTAAGTTGTAGTGCTAACTCTTTTGCAATGTATGGGTCTGAGATTTTAGACTTCATCCAGTCAGGTGCGTCTTTAATACGTGAGCCATCAGCACGGTATGCATATTCATTCACAATGCGATTGCCGAATGAGTCACGGTTTAAGATGTTCTGCATGAACGGTTGCAACACAGTTGGGAACGCACCTACTACTAAGTCATCGCCACGTGTCATATCTTCACCGAACTGCAACGGTACGAACACTTGGAAGATGTTATTTGCGACAGAGCGTACTGCATCTGACATCTCAATATCACCTTGTGCACCATAATGTAGTGCACGTGCAAGTGATGTCACCCAACGGAGCTCGTGTGGCATCTGAATACACGCTGACATTCCCATACAGAGAGATGACTCAGTGAGTTTAACTCTCGCACCCATTTTCTTACCATCTTCGTCATCACCTAGCTCGCCATCTACTGCGGCAAGTGATGCAAGTGAAAGTGCGAAAATCATCGCTGCTGCTTTCACACCGTGTGTACCGTGAGATGGGTCGAACATGTGGACGAATGTACGTGCACCGACCATACCTGCGTTGAAGAACATGTAGAGTGAACGTAGTGTTGTTGCACCGCCTTTGATTTCAAAGTTACCTGTAATGTTCTTAGAACCATTAATTGCCTGTTTCTTAATTTCAGGGTTAGCTTCTAGGAATGATACAAGTGACTTCGCATCGGCAAACTTGTGTCCAGCTTTGTGCTCTACAAACTCCATAAATGATGCGAAACGAACGCTATCCTCAAGAGCGTGTGAGATTTCACTGATTTTCTGAACGCCTTTCTTAGCTGTGTTCACTGCCATATCTTTAGCAGTTAAACCTTTATTAAAGGTGTTGTCTGCAAGCCAGCTGTTGTATTCTTCAAAGTCCATGCGGGCGTTCATTACAACACCGCCACCATAGCGTTTAAAGATGTCATATTGCCACTGACGATTGCCTGTCCATTTACCTTTTAAGATTGCAGGTAATGATGACACTGCACGTTTAACAACAAGCGGAGCAAGTCTCGCTGCTTCTGCATCGGTTAATACCTGTTTACCGTTCATTGAGCGGTACGCAGCTTGCATATTAACTACTGCAGTTGCAAGGTCACGTGCATAAGCTACTGGCAAGAAGCCCGGTGATAATGTTGTACGTACGGTAGACATAAAGCGAGTAATGTTGCCTAGCACTTTCCAAATTGCTGCTCTATCTTCCCAATTACGGGTTGAGCGATATGCTTTTTGGATTGTCGGGTCTTTAATAGTGAGAGTGTATGGAATACCATTTTTAAACACTGTCCATGAAGTACCGTCTGACATGTTAGGTGCTCGCCATTGCATACCGATTGAGTCATTCTTACCTACGAACTGCGTTTGGTTCACAGTGAATAATGAGCCGAGTCCATATTCTTGACCTGCTTCTAGCAAGTATTGGTTCTCACGTTGGCGTAGTGCATAAGCCACACGCATGTCTGCATGAGCATAATAGTTAGTGAACGGGTCTTTCGCAGTTGTTGTACGACCGCGAGCCATCTTGTTAAAGGCTGTCTCTTTATCCCATTCATTCTTCAACGGAGCATAGAACACGCCTTTACGTTGCTCATAAGTCTCAGTTGAAATTACACCGCTCACATACTCTAAGTCAGTTAATGTGTCATTTTGTGCAATCCACATTTTAATGAACTCATCAACTTGACGACTTTGCTCGACATCGAGACTTGCGAAGAATTTAGAACCATCTTCATCGGCAACTTTATTACCGTTCTTATCAGTAAATTTAAAACCTGACACATGGTTCGTATCACGCCAGTGTTCACCTGTGTATGGGTTAATACCACCCGGATTTTCAGCGAACTGACGAGAACGCTCACGTGCCATCGCTGCATATACAACATCTGAGGTAAATTCTTTTGTCCAACCTAACTTCTCGACATAATCTGTGATAAGTTTTTTATGGTCTAGACCAGTTAATTTACCAATGCCACTCTCGGTCATGTAGTTGTTGTATTCCGCACGGATAATGTTTGCTTCATTCTGTAAGTCTAAAGGCACGTTATCTTTGCCGTATTTAGCCACAGCCATGCGGGTTGCCCATGTTAGCATCACATCACGGTCTTGTGTGTAATACTCTAACTTCATCGCAACGCCAACTACATTATCTAAGAAGTTATCTGCGGCTTCTTGACCTGAGATTGTCGCCATCCAGTCACGCAATTTAAGTAAGGTTTTTGCTAGTGCTGGGTGTAATGCCCATACTTTTTCAATTTGTTCGTTTACGTGTTTGGTGATACGTGTATTACCGTTGCGGTTTAACACCATATAATCTAGGTTATTTACACGGTCAGCAAGCTGAGTGATTGTTAATCCATCTTCTTGCACCCATTCTGCTAGATTATTTGGGTCACGATACGACAAGCTCCATGTATCACGAAGATTACCATTTTCGTCTACTTCACGATATGCACTGGCTTCTGCTACAGCTGGTCCTTCAACACCTGTTCTACGTTTGAACTGGTAGTATTGAATACCTTTCTCATGGTCTAAGACGAAACGTGTTTTATCAACCACTTCATCTGACACCTTGCTACTTTTAAGTAGTGATGTGCCATTGCTTACTGCTCGATATGGAACAGAAGATAATAACTTCATTCCGTTCTCAATGAACATACCAACTGCATCTACATCAGTTTTACGAGAGAATCCAAAGAACTCAGCAATCTTACGTAACAACTGACGCACTCTGCCTTTCGCTGTGTGTAAATTAACACCGTCCGCTTGCGATACTGCATCTGCAACTGCTCGTCTGAATGGGTCAGATGAGAACATCTCTGACGCAAATTCAGATAATGCATGGTGTGAGTTTTCATCAAACGACAAGCCATATGGTACTACAGAACCATCTTCTGCTTGCACTTTAGCAACTTCTGAATATCGTGGGTGATTAAATACATCACTACCACGCACTTTATTCATCAATGCTTCCATGTCGGTAAGTAGACTTAAATCTTGCTCTGTTAAACCGAAGTCAGCTGGTGTAACTTGTCTACCTTGAATACGTGCTTGTTTATAGTTGCTATAAGCAAATGCTTTCTTGTTAAGGAACGCATGTGTTGCTTCGTGTACAAGTGTGTGCACTTGGTCATTGAATGTCATGCCGTCACGGAGATAAACCGTTGCAGTTGTGCCGTCATATGCACCTTGTGAACCTTCGCCATAACGGTCATTCATTTCCTCATCTGACAATACACGGAACTCAACTTCATTATCCATCGCAAGTTGTTTAATGCGACCGATAACACGTGCTGAAATCTCAGATGGTTTAAACTGAGTCTCGATATGCTCTAACGCTCGTGAAAGCTTGTCGGTGTTACGGAGTGTCGCACTTGATAATTTACCCAAGTTCTCATTCGCCATGTCTGCACGGAGATTAGATACTACTGGAGACTGATTACCGTCTGTCATCAAGTAGATGTCTAACTCATGTTTAAATGCTGTCATCGCAAATGCTTCTTGCGGAGTGAGATTATCAGACTCTGTGTTCACATATTCATTAATACTTGCACTTACTTTAGCGAGAGATTCTCTACCATAGGTGCGAGTGAATGTGTTGAACTGGTCCATGTCATTACGTGATTTAACACCGAATGCATCTAACAACTCATTCATGTGACCACGGATTTGTCGCTGAATTTCAGGCGAGCGTGTTCCGTACATAATTGTGGCTAGTTCGGCATCATTTTTTACCATGATGCCTTTTAACAAGTCTGCTGACCAATCTTTAAAATAACTAGGCGACAATTTAGCACTTCCGACATTGAGAATGTCTAAGAGGTCGAACGCTTGGTTTCTGCGTTTGCCTTTCGCATTTGTCGCCCCTTTGAAGGGGCTTGCGACTTTCCCGTGAAATCCTCCACAGGTTTAAGACTATTCATTTTTGTCGCTGCATCGATAGCACGTTTGCCAGCTTGTTTCATCACGCCAACCGGTGTGCCCGTTGAGATTGCAGATACAATCGCATTTGCTTTCTCTTGCAATTCAGGTGGCATATTTCTACGCAGTGAGTTAATACCTTCAACGCTTGCACGGAGATTTTTAATATCCACAGTATCTGTTACACCTGCTTCTTTGAAGAAATCTTCAATCTCAGCTTTAACTGTTGCACGTTCTTGAGGTGTCCACCATAAGCCATCGTTCTCCGGTAAACGGTCTTTAACACGTTTATAGTTGTTAGACAATTTATTCGGACGGTACTCTGTGAACAGTGTGTCAAAATCAGCATTGTATGCGGTAGCTCGTGCTTCAGACTCAGACATACCTTTCTGTTTTAAACGACTTACATAGGCTTCTTGCATGTCTCTAACAAGAGCATTATCTTGTTCAATACGTACTTTAACTTCTTGTTGTTCCGCACGAGTTAAGTTTTTAACCGCTTGTGCACGTGCAATTCTAGACACAACATTATCTAATCTTCCGTCACGTGCTTGATTTAACCCATCTAATTCAGCTTGCTGTGCAAGTCTGTCAGCTTCTTCTCGTTTTCTAGCTGCTTCTTGTGCTAAACGCTCTTTATTCTTAGCATCTGCAAGTGCTGCTTTCTCAGCTGCAACTTTAGCTGCTTGAGCTTCTTTCTCAGCTTGTTGTTGTGCTTTCGCATCAAGCTTCGCCTGTTCAGCTAACTGTTGCTGACGAGTATCCCATGCTTTCTCAGCTTGTTTAACTTTCGCAAGGGCTGAACGTAATGCACCTTCATTACCTGCATCTGCTGCACGTTTAAGTGCTGTCTCAGCATCAGAGATAATGAATGGGTCATTGACTTCTGCACGTAAACGAGTCAAGCGGGTGTCAGCATCGTCATAAACTGCTTGTGCAGATTGTGTTAATTCATCTGCTCGGTAGTCCATATGCTTGTCTAAGTTGTGGTTAAATACAACCTTGCCGTTCTTCTGTGTACGTGTGAACTGCTCAGGCATAGTATCTACGCCCATTTGTTGTAGAAGATTCGCTTTAGCACGTAGTGTACGATTACCGTCTCCCCATGTGTTAGCTAAGATGTCACGTTGCTCGTCAGTTAATTCTTCTGAGTTTAACAATGCTTCATACTGAGAGTTTAAGTAGTCGTCATACTCTCTACGAGCACGGTTGGTGTTCACTTCGTTGCTGTCAATAGCAGATGCACCGAACTCAGTGCGTAGGTTATTAAGCTCGTCATCAGCTTCTGCGGTACGTGTTGCATTACTTAATGCTTGTTCATACTCTGCTTCACGTTCTGCTTTTTCCTGTGCTGCATCTAACTCAGCAAGTGTTGCTCGTTTTTGTGCATCTTCTTCAGCTTTGATGCGGGCTTCTTCCTGTGCTTGAGCTTCTGCTGCGGCTTTTTCTTCTTCCGCTTTTACTCTATCTTCTTCCGCATATTTAGCTTTTGAAGTTTCGTAGTCAGCTCTACGTTGCATGTCACCTTGAACGCCACCGAACACACCGTTAGCCACACCTGATGTAGTGCCACCTAATGCTGCACCTAATAAACCACCTGTAGTTGCTCTACGCAATACTTGCTGTTTAACGTTCTCAGGTACTTCATCCCAATTACGGAATTTACCATTTTCATCAATAAGGGCTTGAGCTGCATATGCACCGAGACCTTCTTGCATGGCTTCTTCTGCACCTTCATTGACTCCGCCTTTGACCACATTTTTAAGTGTGCCACCTAAGCGTTTGCCAGCTGATGCCATAAAGCCCATCTTCTCGAGGTCCTCTATAGCCATTCTAGAAAGAGTTTTAGACGCTTCCTTAGAGAAACCCCATTTTGCAACTTGGTTCTCGATGTTGTGTGGAGTAATTTTGTTTGCTGCTGCACCGCCAATGAATGACATTGCAACTGCAAGGCGAGCTTCAGGCGATGTAGTGTCAATGCCACGTTGTGCTAATTCATTCGCAACTTGACCGCCTACTGACATACCTGCGTAGGTAGGCATACTATTACCGATTGCTTGACCTGCGGCATTTACACCTTTTGATAATGTTTCTGCACCGACTGCAGATAAACCTTTACCTGCGAGTTTAGCTGTACCTTTGGTTAATAGCCCGAAACCTTTAGTACCTGCAATCATTTGTGCAGCTTCACCGCCTAACATAAGCGGGTTGTCTGCTGCAAACTTAGCAGCATCTTTATAGCGACCTGCTTCCATTAAACGGTAGAAATATGCTTCACGGTCACGTTCTGCGTCAGTTGCTAAACCTTTACCAAATTCTTCGCCCGCTTTACCAACATACTCTAGCCCTTTAGATACAATGTTGTCGTTGCCAAATGCGGGTTTTAATAAACCACCTGCACTGGTGAATAATCCTGATACACCTTCAACAGCATCGCCAGCTACGTTTTTAAGACGGTCTAATACTGCACCTTCCGCATCTTCTTTTGCTTGGAAGTTGGCGGCATATAAATTACGACCCTGATTGAAGAATGCATCTTTTGTGCGTTGTAGTTGTTCACCTGATTGTTGTGCTACATCAGGGTTAGCTGCAACATATGTGTTCCACTTATTCTCTAGAATTGGGTCTGCAAAGTCATACTGACGCTCTGCGGTGCTTAATTTCATATAATCTTCACGTGTCATTCCACGTTCTTTGATTAATTTAGATAACGCAGATTCAGGGTCATCCAACGGAGAGACCGCTTGTTGTGGTTGTTGCGGTTGTTGTGGGTCTCCACCTTGCACTGTAGTGCTATTTAGCTCCGCTTCTCTACGTGCGAGTTCAGCTTCACGTTGTGCTTGTTCACGTGCAATAGCATCTGCGTAGTAAGACTGCTTTAAATCTTCGGCTGCCTGACGACGGGCTAGTGCGTCATTGACGAGCGTTCTCATGGAACGATTCATGCCGTTTACTGATTGTGTCATAAAATCTCCAATAAAATAGGCTACCTAATTAGATAGCCCTTATTGTAATCGTAGTTGATTAAAATGTCATTTAAATTCCGTTAGGAACAATCATTTGTGCTCCACCGTTTCGCCATTCATCAGGTCTGCGGATTCGATACCCACCTAATGATTCCATAGCGTTGGTGTAGACCGGTGGCGGTGCGTCAGGTTGTAACTGACCTACAAATGGATTGCTCTGTGGTTGCGGTGCACCTTGTAGAGCGTTCATCGTTGAAGGACCAGCATCAGGTCGTGGGCGAATATTATCTCCGCCACCGTTGCCAGCCATCACTGGAACTGCTGTAGTTGGCTGACCGTTCCACTGGTATGGACCGCCTAATGTACCTGCAACCTTGTTTACTGCATTGTACATTTTGCCAATAGACTGTACGTAGTTCGGGTCCTCTGCGTAACCGCCAGCTTTAAGTGCTGTTGCATACGCTTGTGGAGACATCGCACCTTGTACGCCTTTATATCTACGACCCATTAATCCTACAAAGTGATTGTAGTAATCTTGGTCGTTCGCAAAGTTACGGAATTGTCTACGGTTGCCGTTATCGTTTGCCCAAACACCTTGAACACCTTTACGGGTCTCCATGATGTTGCCGTAGTTATGAGCACCTGCAAGTGATTGACCCCAGTTCGATTCTAGTGCCATTTGACCTAGAATGTTGAATGGGTGTGTCCCAAGTTGTTGTGCTGCACGTTCTGCGTACGGTAGTTGTGCACGGAAGAACGCTTGCTGTTGTTGTAGAGTTGCCATTCTATTCTCCTAGAACCATTTAGTATCAATACCGGTTTTGTTACCGCTAGTTGGTGTTGAAGTTGCTCCAGCTGCAGCTGCCTTACCTTCGTTTCTAGCTTTCCATTTAGCTTGCTCAATTTCATATGCAAGCTGTACTTTTTGCTCAGGTGACAATCTGCTTGGGTCGCCATAAACGCCTTTGTTGATGTCGTATAAAATCTTAGCTGCTTCAGTTTCAGCTTTCATGGAATCAACTGTGGTACTATATAACTTGTCGTTGTATTTCAAGTCATAATCGTTGGCTAGTTTGCTACCGCTACCATCGCCTTTAATTGCTCCGTATACACTCATTCGTGCATATTCAGGTGCAATGCCACTAATTCTCTGACCATTTACATTCATGTTATATGAACCGTCTGAGTTAGCAGTTACAGAACCAATTCCAAGTGGGGTATATCCAAATGCACTATTAGCTCGATAATCCCCACCAGCAGTCATTGCTGTATCCAAGTTACGAGCTGCTTGTGTATCAGCTGCCTTAGCATACTCAGGGATTGTAATAGCTGCTGCACCGCGACCTTGACCGTTACGTAGCATTTCTTCAGAAATAGCTTGATAACGAGCTTCATCTGCTGATGCTCCGCCTTGCATAAGTTGTTGCATACGACCAGCAATATTTTGCTGTGCTGCATATGCGTTCATCTTATCTGCACTTTGCATTGTAGCAGTGATGGTGTCAAGACCACCTAAGTCTTTCTTACCTTGCATAATTGAGCTAAACGCTAACAACTCACCTAGAGACGGTGCACGTTTAGGGTCTGCATATAATGCGTTCATCGCACCGTATTGTAGTCCACCGTTATCTCCACCGAACTCCACTGGAGAGATTGTAATCTGTGCTCCACCTGCATTGTTAGGTGTGGTGAAACCTGTAGATGGAATATAGCTACCGCGAGAGCCAATCTGTAATGCTGCATCTTGCATTGGTTGCTGTGTTACAACTGGTTGCGTAGAAGTTGTTGTTCTAGCTGCAGGTGTAGTTGCCCGTGTTGTAGCTGTTCTAGCTGGTTGTGCTGCTGGCTCACCTGCTAATACACCGAGAGTGTTTTGGCGTGTACCTTTCACGCTAGGTTGCATTGTCTGTCTAGCACCATTTACCATCTTAGCTGCTTGTGTTGCGAAATCTGCTACACCTAACGCTGTTCCACCTATTCCGTCAATAGCGTCTGTTTCAACCGTATTAGCTGTTGTCGGTTCATAACTAACAACTAAGTTCTTTTTATCTTCTGCAAGTTTACGGTCATATTCTTCTTGGCTGTCTTGCTTGAGTGTACCGTTTCTATAGGCTTCTGCAACTTTAGGGTCTAACATATGCATTGGTTGGTTAGGGTCAAATTGCTGCGTCTCTACAGTGGTGTTTGCAGGAGCAGGTGCTTGTCTACCATTCAACTGTGCGATGCGTTCTTCTTCACTCATATATGGAGTTAGTTTAGAGTTAAATGCATCGATATAATCAGATGGTACTTTTGCTCCTGACAACATGCTGAGTAAATCTTCATTAGAGTATTCACCGTGCCCCGGTTTATAGCCCGGGAACATGCTGTTACGTACAGACTCTAACGATACACCTTGTGTGTTGTCAGGTAAGTTAGCATTTATACGTTCCATCTCTGCTTGTGCAACTGCATTAGCAACTTTATCAAACTCAGCACGGTTAGCTAACTTCGCTTGCTTATTGCGTTCTCGTGTATCTTCAATAATTAAGTTCTCACGATTCGCAATGTCTCTGTTGTATCTATCTAAGTTAGTATAATCTGCTCCACCTAAACGAGAGATACCTAAGAATGGTTTGCTCACTCGATTGTAATCATCGATACGTTGCTGTTGTGTTTCAGCAGCTTTTCTATCTACTGCTTGTGCGGCTTTCTGTGCTTCAAACCATTCTTGCTCGTTCTGTGGAATACCCGTAACAGTAGTTGGAATTACCACTGGTTCTGATGGTGTTGTTGGTTTATGTTCTACACCAGCAAGAGCAGATAAAGCTCCGCCAGCTACACCGCCTGTGGATACTGGCTGCATTTGCTGTTGTGCTTCCTGCTGTGCTTTTTCTTCCGCTGCCCACTGTGATTGCATCTGTTGAGCTACAGCCATCATGATTGCATCTTCTTCGATTGGGTCTAGTGGTGCACCGTTTTTAGCTTCTGTATTAGCTAGAATGGTTGCAACTTTAGCATCGAGTTCTGCACGTTGTTGTGGTGTCATCTTATGCTCCTGTTGGGCGATATGGAATACCTGTGCGGTTATTCTGATAACCAGTTAAATTTGTGTTCAATGTAAAGCTACCATATGGGTTATATGGTGTTGGTGCTACTGGTTGTTGTGTTGAACTATAAACCGTAGGTGCTGTTGGTGCTGTAGGTTGTGCCGGTGTTGTAGCAGGTGTTGTAGCAGGTTGTGTTACAACTGGAGTACCTTCAACATTCTGTACAGATGTATTGCTATTTACACCTTGCCCAACGTTTACATAGCCGTTGTTAAGTAAGCTCTTTTGCCAGTCCATTAGCTGACCACCGCCCGCTAACTGAGAAAGCATAGGGTTCATAATAGAGTTTCTATAGTGTGTACCTTCTGCTGTGCCCTGATTGGCAATGTTCTGTGCAATGGCTGCTCGAGTAGCTGATGGGTTTGTATATACGGATTTTTGATAATCCATAATGGCTTTACCCATATTCATACCTGATGTCATACCATCACCCCAAGCGTTACCAATACCGCCTAGGATACTTAAAAAATTGTTAGAGCCTCCGAAAATACCATTTCCGGTCATTGCATAAGATGGCATTATCTACCTCCAAGAATAGACATAATGTTGTATTGTGGTGAATACATCGGGTCGGTCATAGGGTCATTGTTCTGAGTGCCGATGCCTAATGATTGTGCTAGTGCGTTAATCTCAGGTTGTGACAACTGAGGTGCTGGTCCTCCTAGCATCTGCTGTGTTAATTGATTGCCAATATCGCCACCTTGCGGTTGCTCCATTCCAACCAGTTCATATGGGTTTTCAAGCGGTGGTACACCCATGCCTTCCATCATAGCTTCATCGTTGCCTTGCATTGCTAATTGCAGTATTGGGTCATCTGAATACGCCATGTCAGCTGGAATACCTTGTCGATTTAATCCCATTAAAGTTTCTAAAGAGTTCATTTTTTCTTGTTCTCGCAACATTTAGGTTGAACTATATTATCAAACTGAACAGATTTTGTCTCGTTCTGTCCAGTTTCTTTTAAGCTTCTACATACATTGTATGGTGCACATTTATCAGTCATAGCTGTTTACCTAGAAGGCTGTTTCAGAGTTGGTTGTAGGGTCGCCCGGGTAACTGCTCTTACCACCGCCACCACAATCATTCTCACCTGCGTTCTTGCCTAACCATAACGATAATACTACCGCAATTAATGCACCTAGGTTTGCCAAATCACCTGACATCTTATCTGCGGTCTTACGGTAACTCTCAGCAAGCCATGCATAGTTTTTACCGGCTGACGTTAAGAAGTCTGCACCTAATGCAGCGAGTTTATGGTAATTATCGTTGTGACTTGCATAACGAGTTTGTTGGATATTAATACCAGTTTTATCCATTGTTGCTGCAGAGCCAAATCGACCATTGCGTTGATTCTCAATGAGCTCACCAGCTTTAAACAATAAGCCTTCGTTAATCTGCCATGCACGAGCACGTTCATCTTCACGAGCTTTATACAATGCTCCAACTGTTGTAGAAATTGCTGCAGTTGCTAGAGCAGTTTCAATACCACAACATTGGCGAGCAGAGTAGCGGTTTAAACTCTTGCATAATTGCTCACGTTGCTTTTTAGTCTGTGCTGCCACATCCGCTTTTATTCTAGCGGTAATCCCGTCATAGTCAGGTGTATAGCCGCAGAGAGCGAACGAACAAAGCTTCTCATGAATTGCGTCATTACATGCGTCCAACTGTTGAGCTCTGCGTAGTTCATCGTCTCGTCTTGCGATGTTCCAGTCATACTGATTCTCCAAGTCATTGTCAGCTTTATCGGCTTCAGCTGCTTCATTAGGCATCTTGCCCCACAACTCACGACCTTTGTCAGCTAACTGCTCGTTAATAGCCTTCCACTTATTCTCAGCATCTTTTGCCTTGTTAAGCGTACCGTTATCAGCAAACTTACCTAACAATGCTCCAAGCAATGAACCAATGGCAATCCACTTACCATCGTCCATCTTAGGTTGCCGTGGATACTGGATAATGTGGTTAGCATTAACCTGCGTAGAACCAGTACCTGTTGCCTCACCTTTCTCTACATATGCTTGGTTTACACCGCAAGATGATGCACAAGTACCTTGATTTTGGTTCTTGTTATTGTTGCTGGTATCAACATCCGCTTTATTGCCAAGTGTTGAATCTACCATTATTTACCTCCCAGCAAGCTCTCTCTTGAGCTTTCTAAGTGAATCTCATCTACTCTGATTGAACCAATAATACGTACTGCCCAATCAATCGCTTTATACCGTCTAGGGAGTAGGAATGGTTTATTTGAATAAACTTTCTTCCGGAAATACTCTCTACCGTCTGCGTAAATAATAACAGTAACCGATGGGCGATTTCCAATTAAGTGTGAATAATGTTGTTGGAACTCAGGATATTTGCAGAAAAACGCTTTGTCGTCTGCATATGGGTTCTGTCTACGCCATTCTTCATACTTAATCTTAGCTTCTCTGTGCCCGCGTGGCATGATGTTGTCAAAGTCAGGTGACACGACTTTACATGCTACAGGTCGCCATAAACCAGCCATCATCTGTGTTTGCGATTTCCAATCGTACACAGCGTTTTCACCTTTGCCCCACTCGTAGATGTGTCCTTTGTTCACAACGATAAATGGACTGATTTCATCGGTATAGCCACGTTGAACCACAACATTGTGAGTTGAGAAGTCGCTGTCTCTACGCTTGTCTGAACCAATCTGTAAGATAAATCCGCCATCTTTTGTGAATCCGAAAATCCTATCATCATGGTATGTGAGTCGTACTGTTCGAGGCTCGTAGGCTGACCATTCGTTTTCAGTGACAATCTCGCCTGTGATTAGCTGTTCGCCCTGCGGTGAAATGGTTACCAAACCTTGTTCAGATGAATAAATAACTTCACTGTCTACTTGGCAAACATTGTTGAAGTTTACGCATTTGTAACGCTGTTCAATCTCTGCAATTTCTACCTGATTAGGGTCATCTGTAGCGACTGAATAATGCATGCCTTCTGTAATTGCGATAAGCGTGTAGTGCACATCTCCTTCGATACGTGGCGTGACCTCATACATTCCTCTAATTCTGAAACGCAGTTTATACTCGTTATTCAGATTATAAGCGTGTGGGAAGTTATGCTCTGAAACCCAAAAATGTTTGTTGCTCCAAACAACAGTTAGGTTATCTCCGATAGCAGCTACACCTTCTAAACACTCCGGTGGAGCGTCGTGAGTGTCTGTAGATAACTCACATGAAAAATCACACGGGCAGTTGTTGTCGTAAAACTCAATTTGATTAATTGGAGTTTCGCCTACCATCAACCAACGTGCATTGTTTTCATTGTCGCTGACTGCTCTGTACCATCTGCGGGCTACTGCGTTCTCAGGCGGTGTATCAACAACAGTAACTTTTGCTGCATCGCCCCATTCAATATCTACCACTTCAGATGGTTTAGATTGTGCTGATTCTTCACCGCATGCGTTGATGTACGTGAATAAATATGCAGTTGGAACTGGTGGGTGTGGTACGTTATCACAATCGTTATCTGCGATACACAACGGCTTAATCTTAGTTTTAGGACAGCCAGCTTTCGGCATCTTCTCTAAACTAACTTCTGCGTGTTCAGGGCGTTTGATACCTACGGGAATCGGGCATTGTTTAGCTAAGATTCGCTCTGCAGACTGTCTGTAAAGTTTTCCATTTTCTACGAATAAGAACGTAGTTTCACCTAGCTTTCTTGTCCAGTCAGGTGCTGTAAATACAAGTTTGTCCCACGCAATATACAAAGAGCCAGCTCTGTGAATAGATACTGGCTCACCTGTAAATAATTCTCCGCAAGAGGTCAGTAACCGCATACCTGTATCTGATGGTAGTTTGATTGGTCGTAGATGATTACCATAGATGTCCAAGTTGTTTGAGATTACTGATTTACCTTCAGGCAGTGATTTATCTGCGACTTTCGGAACTAACCCAAAAAATTGAGCAATTCTCATTTAGCCTGTTCTCCCGATGCCGACAATAGCATCTTTAACCATTAATTTAAGTACTGCTTTGCCTGATGTTGGCGGTTTAGGGATTTCCACAAATCCGTCTGCTGCAGTTGTGTAAGGTCCTAATGTAACGTTTGGCATTGCCGGTGACTGGATTGTAAATGCAATATTAGGTACGCCAAATACATATGCTTTATCGTCAGTCTCTACGTACTGGAATGAATAACCAACATCACCTTTGTCACCTTTAGGTCCTGCATCGCCTTTGTCACCCTTCTCGCCTTTTAGAGTAGATGCGTCTGTCTCTAATACACTGTTGTCTGACATTACAAAGCGAATTTTGCCATCTGCAATATTGACGGTTGTAGGGTATTTCCCATCATCGCCTTTATCGCCCTGAACGCCTTGTTCGCCTCTAGGACCTTGTTCGCCACGAACACCTTTCGCTACTGGTAATACCCCAGCACTGCGAGTTGTTCCATCAGTTAGTGTGTATGTTAGCTGACCGCTTGCGGTAATTGTAAAAGATGCTACACCTACACCGGGTTCGCCTTTTTCACCTTGTTCACCACGTAAACCAGTGCCAGCTGGTGCTACTGCGTTACCGCCATTTGGCACAGCTTCACCACAGCCACATCCACCACAGTCTTTTGCAAATAACTCTTTGCAATCTACAGAGAGTGTGCGTGTACAAGCGTCGTATTTTAATGGTGATTCAACATTGATTCCGATTGAGTTTGCAATGTCCTTGATTACCTGCACGGTATCCCACTCATACGTAACCATGGTGTTAGACTTGATACAAGTACATTTAGCACTCATTGTACGGTCTAACTCAAATACATCTTCATCGATGCCAACTACTTTTGCAACTTCACAGCAACCGTCACAGCCTTTAATTCTCACGTAGAAATACTGACCGTTGATGATTGGCGGGAAGTGTTTAGCGTGACCCTTTACAAGATGTAATCTGTTGCTCTCAATGTCTAAAGGACGGGCGGTGAAGCCAGTCCCTGTACGGTCGCATGTTAATGGAACTAATCCAAGTTCACAATTTGCCATTTATCCCCCTTAGCACTTGTTAGCACAGATAAACTCACGTAATTGTACGGAGTTCCAATCTGCAACAACACAGCTTCCGCATGGGAAGTTTTTACGACCTTTTCCTAAAATATCTCGTTCTACAGCAATCTTGCCGTTTTTGATTTCGCCTTCTTTGGTGTATTTGACGACTTCATAACGGTCAAGATATTTGAGTGTTAGGTAGATGTGATTTCCCTCTACCATGTCATTCAACTTTTTAGCTGCTGCAAATGGGAGATTAATTGTGTCGGATGTGGTTTGTACATGACCTACTACTTTAGTCTTGAAACCATCGATAAACTCTAACATGTTTCGCTCCCATTGATTGCTGTGATATTTCCACATTCATTTACAGTGACTGAAGTGCCGCATGTTACAACAAATGTTTGTGGTGTGATGTTAGTACAACCACCTGCACAGCTCTTAACAAACTCACATAGTTGTTGCGGATTCCACTCTACACATGCACAGCTGTCTTTGCCAAACGATTGTGCGGTAGTGTTATCTTGTGCACGTTCAACTGTTAATACATCTCCAGCACGTGCTACAACCTTAACAACTTCCATAACACCGCCATTACGCAGTGTTAAATAGAAATGCTCTTGGTCGTTGATGCGGAATTTGCTACCGTCACCAACTGGCAATGTAATTTGTGTGTCGGTAGATGTAATTGCTTTCGCTACCTTTGTACATCTACCCCATACTTTAGTGTTTAACATTCGCTACACCCCGTATCACATGTTCCTGTTGGTTGTTCAATTTCTTCATCGTACTGAGGTACTGCACAGCAACCAGTGCTATATTCAATACCGCCACAGCCTTCTTCGATTACTGGAGTGCTGTCTGCCACGATGGTTTGACATCCCGGAATGTATAAGAGCACATGTGTGCAACATTCACCATTTACATAGATGTCGCCTTCATAATAGCCTTTCGGCAGTGATTTGAACCCGTCACCCCAAGCGAAGCAAACACCATTTTCTTGGTCTACTCTGTATGGAGTAATTTTAAGTAGAACTTTACAGAAACCTTTTCTGCGAATATCCATTCTTAAACAAGTTCTGATTGCTGGAATTGGACGACCATTACACCCCATTTGACGGAGTGAAAAGCACCGTTCAATTTCACCAGCTTGAATTTTAATTGTGTTAGATGCACAAGTTGTTGGCGGACACTTCTTCTCCTCGCAAGGGTCACAAGGGTCGCAACATACTTCTTCATACTCCGGTGCGATTGGTAGACATTGATTTCTACAACATTTCGATTCCGGAGCGTTGCCAAATACTATAGCCATAATCGTCCTCTACCGCTTCTTCCAAGAAAGCTAGCTCCGATAATTCTACGGGCTTTGCCACCTGTCTTATCTATTTTAGCTTGTTGTAACGCATTAAACCAGTTTGTTTGGAATAACGTTACTTGTCTCAACAATGCGTCCTGTTCAGGTAACATTGCCAAGCGTACTAATGTGCCGTATAAAATAGCTTGCATGTAATCATCATAGATGAAATCAGGCACATCACAGTCATCACGACCGATTGCCCACACGTAATCTACACGCAGTTTAGTCGGTTTGTTACGCGGATTATTAAGAACGATAATAGGGTGTTCACCACGACGCAGTTCGATTGTGTAATCTGCTTCTTCACCTTGTACAAGTGGATTCCAGTTTTCTCTACCACTGCATCGTAAAGGACTTTCCATCACTGATGTGACCTTTACAATTCTACGACAGTCAGGAACTTCTAACATGTAATCGCCAACCTTCTCTTGTGTTTCAACATCTAATGTGTCAGAAGCACAACGAGACTCTCGCATAAACTCTACGATAGTCTCTCTGATTGCGTGTTGAAGAATCTCTTGTGGAATGAACGGTGCGTAGGCGAGTACGAACGGTTCAAAATCTTCGATTGTTTTCATTATCTAACCTGCCGTGCTAATGCTTCCGCCCCACTGGATAACTGCAGTAATTGGATGGCTTTATTCCAATGACTGTCACTGCGTTCTCTGTTGGCGTTATCTTCGATGTCTACACCCCATGCATAATACAACATGAACTCAAACACTGCAGCTTCTGCATCTGCACCTAAGTCGATTGAGCTGTCCTCACTGGTAATATCAGGTGGCATGTAGCATGAAATCACAAGGGTAGCGTTAGTGCCAGCTGGTACTGGCGGGTCTACTACGATTTGACGAGGATTATCCTCGCTGTATTCATAGCTTCTTAGTTTGTATTCTGTATCGCCTTTAACCTTACCCTTACACACTGGTCTACCAAGGGTAGGGTAGTAGGTTAGTTTCGATTTTCTAGCAATGGTTTTTACCACACCATTTTCGTCTGCTAATCCCCATACTTTAATATCGGATTCGCACGAAGTGGGAACATCTTGTAATGCTCCCTCTACTAATTTTACTTCTGTTTTGCGAGTGAACTTATCTCGCTTTGTGATGGCAACGATACTGATTGCACGTTTGAAATACGACAGCAAGTCCTCTTTTGTCCAATGAACATAGGACTCATCTTCATCGTAATCGGATAAGTATCTTGATACATCTTCAATTAGAGTTCTTGCTGTGATTGCCATTACTTATCTGCTCCGAACATAGCTTTTGCTGCTGCATGTACATCAATTCCACGCATATCTGCACGTTCTTCTTCGGTCAAGTTCATTCCACGTTGTTCCATATTTAATGATTCAGGAAGTGGAGCTTCATTAGGCATCATCAGTTTTGCTGATTTACCTTCTGTTTTCTTGCGACGATTAGGTGCTGCGGTCATTGATGGTACGGTTTCACGATGACCATCCATGATTACTTCTACATCTTCGATGGTTTCAAAATCTGTTGGAATCTGTACAGAGTCGCTACCGTAGTGTTGGTCAGCTAACATTCTGCGTTCTTCCTGTTTACGATTCATTTCTGAAATCGCAAAGTCTAAATCTGCTTTTGTGTAAACGAAACGACCTTTAAGGTGTTTGATTGATTCTGTTGTAAATGTAGGATTTGGGACTACGTAGCCGCTTTCATCAACGAAGGCTAGGGGTTTACGATTTAATTGCATTTTTGTTTTCTCTTGTAGTTAATAAAAAGGCAGGGTCTAGCCCTGCCCTCGTACTTGGCTTATGCTGGTAAGCGTACACATTGTGGGTCCGGGTAAACAGTCTCACATGGAGCTTGGTAGCATGAACAACCGTGTTGGTCGTTATGGTTTTCTACCGATGCTGATACTGTGAAACATGCACCTGATAATGAACCCTCTTTAATCTTAATGGTGATGTCACCGTTAGATTGTAAGAACTCAGTTGAGCGTAATACAGTGTAGCCTTCTTTTGTTAAATCAACATCGAAGGTTTCAACTTCGCGGCTGTTAGCTTCAGCTAATGCTTTTTCTGCATCTGCTACAGCTTTTTTAGCTGCAGTTACAGCTGATTTTAAGCCAGCGTTTGTTGGGTCTGTATTAGCTTGAGCTTGTGCTTTCGCTAATTTATCTTTAGCATCTTTTACTTTGTCAGCTAATGCTGCTAAGTCTGCTGGAGCATCGCCTGCAATACCGTTTAAAATAACAGTGATTTTGCCTTCTGCTACTGCTTTTTTGTTATGTAACACGATGTTATTAACAAAAGAACCAGCTGCTAATAAGATAACACCTAACTCGTCACCTACTGGTAATACGCCTAAACCTTTTTGGCGATACCACATACGCATGTGCTCATGACCATCGTCATAGTAGAACTGCATTGTTTTGTGGCGAGTTTTTAAGTGAGCCGCATATTCAACGTGTTGGTCTGCTGGGTCTAAACCTGCATCCCACATTGCATCGCCTTGTGATGCTACGTTGCGTTTGTTACCACCAAGATAGATATTGTACTTAGCCATTGTCTAACTCCTTACTCGATTTCGATGGTTGCGTATAACACAGCTAATTTTTCAGGTGTTAATACATCGAAGTCATAAATGGTCAAACCACGCCAGTATTTATCGAAAGAACGTGGGTCTTTGTCGATTACTTCTTGGTTTGTTAATTGAGTGATGAAACCAACCGCTTCTTTGAAACCAGCTAAGATTAAGAACGTTTGTTTGTTCACTTGCGGGTCAAAGTACATAGGCATGTTGTTGGTGAAGTACACTTTGAAACCAGCAACATCTAAGAATTGTTGGCTTAAAAGAATTGCTTTACCAGTGCCAGCTGCACAAGCGTTGTTCAATAACGGATTTGTATAGAACAAGGTTTTCGCCATTGTAGGTAATACAACGTAACGACCTTTCTCTGGAACGTTTTGTTCGTCAAGAACGGTAGATAAGTGAGACAATTTAGTTAAAATTGTTTCTTTGTTTAAGGCAACAGGCTGACCTAATTGACCTAAGTTGTATGCACCTGATTTGATACCAGCTTTGATACCTTTGTTGTAAGGGTCAGCTAGTAACGGAACTTCAGTTAAGATTTCACGGTCGATGTGTTGGCGTAACAATAATGTACTGTTTTCCATGAACTCATTAACATATTCTTTAATGTTACAAGTACGTTTTTCATCAACATATGAAAGTTTTAAGTTCCAGTATTTACCACGTTTAACAACCATGGTTTTTAACTCAGTGTTCAATGTTGAAACTTCTAAGTCTTGGTTGTTAATGTAATCGAAGATTTCACCCACTGGTGCTACGCGGAAAGTAACTTGGTCGCCACACTGTTTCAATTCAGCAGGGATAATATCCTGAGAGGTAATAGACCCTGCGATTGAGTCAGCGTAGAAGCGAGCTAAGAACGCTTTTGCATAGATAGGGGTGTTTAGTGCATTATACACTTGATAACCACTTGCTGACGGTAAAACGCCACCCGGTTTGTTTTGCATTTAATAACTCCTACGTTATCGGTTTGTGTTTACTCTACCCTCTACCATCGCGGCATTAAACTCATCTGTGATACGTTGATACTTATCCCATGAAAGTTTACCTGCTTGGAAGTTAGCGGTAGCTCGCTCGAAGTCCGACATCTTGAGCACTTTCTGTCCACGTGGTGCTGTAACAGGTTGCGTGGTCTGTGAACGACCCGGTGCAACTTGTTGCGTTTGTGGTTGAGAACGTTGGCGTTTGCCTTTGAAATCCTCAATCACTTCCACCACTTGCTTCATATTACCTGATTGTATACCGCTTTGTACTACTTGTGCAATAGTTACTGTACCGCCAGTATACGGAGCAGGTTGTTTTAAGTAACTTTGCCACTCATTAGAAAACGCAACTTCATCCAAATCCGGAACAGCTTTACGTAATTCGGTCTCAAACGCAAACTTTTGGTTTTGGTCGTTGATACCACGTTGTGCTTCCAGCTGACTGGTTACGCCATCTAATTTTTGTTGCAAAGGTACTACCGCACGTTGATACAAGTCATTAGCGACTCTACGTGCGATACTTTGAATGTATGGGTTTGCGTCCCCATAGTCGGCTTCAAATCTTTCATCTACAGCAAGCTCGTCATCTGTGTATGCCAGTGTTGGGCGATGCTGTTCAGCGGGCTGTTGCTGACCATACTCACGTTCATAGTTAGCACGTACTGCGTTCTCGAACATTTCTGCACGAGCTTTCGTTGCTGCTAGTTCACGTTCTAATGCAATTAATCGGTCATCGTTAGAGACTGTTGCATTTTGTGTTGGCTCAGCTTGAGCTGGCTGTGTTAGACCTGCAGGTGTTTCCTGTGGTAATTCATCTTCATCACCGGTTAAATATTCTGAAATATCAACTTCATCATCTTGAGGTTGTTCAGTACCTTTAGCTGGTTCTTCAGATGCAGGTTGGGAAAACTGCTGGTCTAAGAATTGGTCTAGTTCACTTTGTGTTTGGTCGAAGTCTGCCATTCGTTATTTCTCCAAATCGGCTTTTAGTTTTTTAAGGATTGATACGCGACCACGCAGAAACTCATTCGCTTCGCTGTTCTCGTACAATTCACGTTCGCGTTCTAATTCTTCTGAGAGATACTCTTGAAGAAGTCGAAACGCAGGAACTGTTTTCAGCATACGGACGATGCCATCAATTTTTACTTGGCTTGCCATATAATCTCCTACTCCACGCGTTTATACACGGTCATGTCGATTAAGGCTTGCTCGTCATCTGTGCCGTCATTTCTGAACTTATATGTTCCCGGTAAGGTAATCTCTAAAGGATTATCCTTGCTTAAACTCAATTGAACTGGCTTACCATCTTTGATAACCTCAGTCCATAAGTAATCTTCCATACGTTTGTCGCAGTTTGCTGGAACACCACGCATTAAGGTAAATGAAGAATCAGTTGTACCACGTAACATGGTAGCGACTAATTTCTGCCCTAACTCTAAGTGTGAAACTGCTGATTCATATTTACTCATCGATTCGCTCCAACTCATCATCGAATAAAACACGTAGCACTGATTTAACCGCATTAACTGCGATACGGTTTTCTTCACTTGCTGTTGTATCTTCGTATGCATCACGGGTTAAATTTAACTCGCGAAGTAATACGTTCTTAATTTGTCCTGCATCAGCAGAAGAACGGAAGCGTCTAAATGCTCCAGCTTCTTGCTGTGAAACTTTAGTTTTTGCCATTATTAACATCCTCCTGCTTTATTAGCAATGATGGCTTGCACGTACTCAGGTGAAACTTCTTCAAAAATTACATCTACCCCAACAACAGCGTTGGCTAACATGGTCATCTTTGAACCCACAGAAATTTGGTACTCGCCCGGAGGAAGAATTGGGTCACATGCATCAATCGGAAAATCGTGTAAGAATGTACTAATTGTACACCCATTTTGACATTTTACCACACGCTGAACACAAATATCTAATGGTGCTCCGCACGGGTCCTCATGCATAAGGTGCAATACTGCCGTCTTTAACAAGGTAATATTCTGTGGTTCTGATTCCACCGAATGTGAATCCACAATAGCGACATCGAAGTGAAGCTGGTAACAACTCACTACATACCTCCCATTGGTGAATTAGGTGTTAGACTATTTTGGTTCGCTATTGCTTGACCTGCACTAGCGTTCCGACCGTCAATAGTACCACCTTGATACATCGGGTTCAAACTTTGAATATCTTGCGTTACAGCAGACTGTAAATCAAAGTCAGGGAAAATTCCCTCGGTACTGATACCACTAACCTTAAAGATTTGGTACAACAAGCGTTGAATTGCCGCTGGTGGAACAATCGGTTGTCCAGTGTTCGGGTCTACTACTTGCATATATGAGCTTAGTGATTGTAATGCCCATTGTAGTTTAGACTCTTGTGATTCTTTTTCTACAATACCACTTACACCACGTGCATGTACTCGGATGTCACCTTTAATAGTCTCATCCATTGAATACAGCAGCTCATAGTCAATATAAGATTGAACAACTGGCTCAATAATATTTTCCTCAAGCACACGTAAAGCAAATTTTACTGATTTACTTGCTTGGTTTAATACCATTGCCACACCACCCGATGTGCGTCCCAATGTACCAATATTTTCTGTTGAACCAAACGCCACACGTGGAATACCGATTGTCTCATAGCCATATTGCATGAAACGCTCGAATACATTTAACAGTTGGTGTGAAATATCAGGTACGGTGTAGAAGTTGTAAGCACGACCTTGCATACCAATCACGGATTTAACCTCGCGAATGGTATTTGGCAGGATTACATTTACATCTTCATCGTCAATTACACGGTCGGATTCTACCTCACCCAATACGCCTGATGCGAGTCCCATGTTACGTACCATTGCTACGATTGTTGCTGTACATACACGTTGTACATCACGTAGACGGGTAACTGGACACTCGCCCCAAAATGCTCCCGGGATTGGTTCAAATGATGCTACATAGAATGGACGCTGACCAGCCGGGTCAGGGTTTAACACTGCTTTAATTACAATGTCATTAATTGTCCAAATCTCTGCTTCGTAAGAAATGTCAGGAGAGCCTACTTCAACACCGAACTCCTCGAGTAATTCGCCACGGATTGCCCCATAGAATCCCACACAGTCATAAAATCCTTGAGCGTCGTCCTCAAGTCCAATGGCATATTGGTCTGTGTCAATCTCAGGGTTATGGTCCTTGCCGTCCTCGCGTTCTTCGAGCCAGCCTTTCGGATGTTCCTTCAATACTTGACGGATTCCCTCGCCATCGAAGCCCGGTGCAGAGTAGTACCCCACTAATTCAGAACGCGAGCATTTGCGGATTTCCACAACATACTCTGCGTCTTGTACGGACTGTGCGTTTGGTGCTGGGTAGAAATCAAACGGAGAAATGTTTTCTACTGCACGAATTAACTTACGCTCCACAACCATACGTTGTCCGTTCCAACGCTTCCACGGTTTCATCACAACCGCAGGGGTTTTCATAATAGCAGCAGGATACACCACAAAGTTATATATAAAATCACCAAACTGGCGTAACCAATCCGCATCATGAAGCTTGTCCTGAATTAATGAATCCATTTTATCAGCGGCAATAGCAGCTAATTTCTGCTGCTCTTGTAACGCTGCGTTCTTGAGTGCCTGACCTTGTTCCGCTGCTGCTTGCTCAAGCATGTCAGAGGTCATCATCGGCATCTGTTGGAGTTGTGCCATCACTGCCTGCAATACATTCTTAGTCTGTGCTTCGTCTAAGTCTGCTTGCGGTGTTGCTTTAATGACAAATGGGTTCTCAATCGAGTTAGCGAATACATCGCGAATGAGACCCACAATACCCTTAACAATGGGAGATGTGATGTTAAAATTCACATCGATGTCAGGGTCAAGAGTTTCACAGGCGAGTAATTCCCCACGAACTTGGCGTAAACAGTCTAACAAGATGTCATACTGCTCGCGTTTCGTGTCTTTAGCAATCTCGAAGCGGTCACGGACATACTGCCCGAGTTCTTCTACTAATCTGTCGTGTTTCTTACCCACCGTTCACCACCTTATTTATGTGCTGGTGTTTTACCACGATTACTGCCTACTGGACAGCCGTGTGGTGGTCGTTTACCTTGACATGGCATACTACTTTCTCTCCTATTTTAAATAAATCTAGAATGTCGTCTTGAACTTCTGTTCGAGCTTGACTTACTCATACGGCTGCTAATATTAATACCTAATACCATATATTGCAATGCATCGGCTAAATCTGATGTCCAACCTTCGTGAGATTTTGTCGGTGTATCTCGAACAACATCGTTCTTACCACGTACATTCTCATAAATGTAGTTGTATTTTAATGCCTCAATTAAAAATTTGCAATTTTTTGTGATTTGCAGTAGGGGTTGCCCCATTGAGTCTAATTTTGTCAGTCTCTGTTTAACTGCTTCAATCCGTGGCTGGAGTTTATTTGTACCCGGGCTCTCAATAGGAATACCATTATTTAATAAGATGTCATATGGTGACACATCAACAGACTGAGCTTGAACAAGACCTGCAGGGTCACCCCATGCTCCCTCGACCAAGTTATTAATGTATCTGCGTCTGAGTGTCGGCTTAATATGCTCAACTGTCAGTGTCTCAATAGACATGTCCTCACCCATCACTTCATCTACTATAATAAGACGACCGCCTGCGGTCATTGTACCAACAAGACACACTGGCGTACGACCGAAGTCGAAGGATAAATAAAGTGGAGCACCTGCTGGCACATTAAACTGGTCGATGACATGACGGCTCTCGTTGAACTCAGGGAATACCACCTTACCCGTCACCAAGTCCGCAAACTCACCTTCCACATATGCCTTAATCTTCTGCTCCTCGCCCCCGAGCATTGCATAATAATAGTTATACCCACCCGGCAGGTTCTCGATATTCTCCGCCATCGGATTCGGGTCCCATGACCCATCAGGCTGTCTAAGTAGAGCGGGCGGCTGTCTGAATAACTCAAAATATGGACGACCCATGCGTTCAGACATCATCTTGAACTCATCATCCTTATCTCCGAGATACCATCTATAGAGCCAGTGATTTTTAAGCGGACCGTTAGTTGCCCCAAATAGCCCTACCCATGTCGCCTTACCAAACCGTCCTGACGGATAACGTCCAAGACGACGGTCAATCGCAAATACCAATGATTCAGGGAACTCCGACAGCTCATCGATGAACCCGAATGTCGGCTCACACCCCAGCAACTTATTCTGTGACTTCTCATCGTCAAATGACAAGAACTCCACATCAAAGTGCACCTTAGTGCCATCATTTAACTCAAACCGTGCGTGAGCCATCATAGGGAAACTCCCCGTGCGGAATGTCATCAAGTTACCCACCATTGTCTTAAACGACGGTATAGTAGTCGAGCGTAACATTGAGTTAGTATTACGTGCGACAAGTGCACGAGAGTATCGCACCCCATCTGCTGCTGGCTCTTGCATAATAGCCTGTAACAGTAGTGTCCAAATAATTCCACTGGTTTTAGCTGAATTACCGGTACAGAATACCTTTCCATTGCGTCTAGCAACAAACATGCCAGTAGATGTTGTGTAGCAGTATTTATATCCATCTTCACTAGGAATATGTTCGTACTCAGCTGTTTTCATATTAACCCAGCGGTTCTTACCGCCAACACCTACAGTTGCTCTATATGTGTCGTTCCAATTCTCTTTACGAGCTTTCTCAACTGTAATAAAAGAAGGAATGCCACAGGACACAAACGCAAACTGGATAAAGTCCACATTCTTCTTATTTTTAGAGCAATAGTACGAACCCTTCTCACCGATGTTGCCGTCCCACAGCAAACTCTCGTGAGCCATCAGTGCTAACTGTCTCTGACTTGCTCCGTAGTATTTAGACAAGTCTTTATTCCACTCAGGCGGCACAAACTTGAATAGCACCTCAGTAGGTCGAGCTGGATAAGTAGTCTCCGTGAACTCAATCCCCGCCTCATTCAACAGCTGTCTGATACGTTCGACCTTTCTAGGCTTGCGAACTGTTACACATGCCTTACTGCCGCTTTTCGGTAAGTGCCCATCAGCTGACAACATAATCTGCACTCGAAGTTGTGTGTCAGTCAGCGGGTACTCTGTATCTGACTTATAATCAAATACTGCTGGAATTTTAGCATCTCGCTTAGTTCCGTTCTTGAATTGTTCAGCGAGCTCCGCTCCTGTAGCAATCTGCCAGTCTCCGCCTCGTTGTACAGTGTACCGAGTCTTATACCACACCTTATGCTCATCACTCACCACCATGTCCATCGCATGTGATGTATAGAATCGGTGGAATCCTTCAGGGCACGGTAACTTAACATGCTCAGGTCTCTCAAAGTGTCCTTCTCCCGTAGCCGGGTCATACACCATAATCTCCTGTGGAGCTTCTGAAATATTAACCCAACCCTCACGTGTCAGCACCTCTGTGTCGCTAGATAAGCAACCTGCTGGACCCACACAGAACTTGAGACGGGCGGGGCTCAGTGCCATTCTATGCAATGTCGGGTACATATAATAGTTAAACCCGATGTCATTCTCACCCATGACCGACTGCTGTTCATCAACAGGGGCGTAGTCTGCACCCATCTCACTAGCGTAGCCAATCTCATCATTGTGTGACGGTGCATGATGACCTGTTACTGCACCGCGTACAATATCCTCATCACTTAACATCAATCACCTCAATATTCTTCTTAATATCCGCCACGCGTCTTAGTGGACGCTGCTCACCCGCAGGTAGTGGAGGAATAAGTCCCCCGTTCTGCCCAAGATTAACATTAAGCACAAGACCGCTCGCCTGCGGCTTATTACTTTCTTCACCTGTGCCAAGGCGACCTGCTTCTGCCACCCCTGCCACCTGCATCACAAGTTTAGCCGCATTAACTCTGTCGTTGTCACGAGCACCGCTTCTAATGATGTCGTGCAACTCCTCGAGCGACTTTTCTGCAATCATGCGAGCTTTAAGTTGAATAAGTGCGTTCGGTGATGCTTCCACCAACGCCCGAATCTCCCTCATTTCTTTTTTAAAAGAAGGGAGCTCAACAATTTCTTCAAATTCTTCCGCACTCACGTTGTGGGTATCACAAACCTCGACGACGCGACCCGGACCATATAAAATTAAATCACGGACAAACTCTGAGATGTGAATGTGTTTATACATTCCATAAATCAGTTCTTCCGAATATTTCTGTTCATCATTCATTTGGGTTTCTCTCTATGGCATTTCAACAAGTACACAAAGGTAAAACTTTTAATCCCGGAGCAACATTCCCGGAACACTGTGAATTTGAGAACTGTGTGTTCTACGCTCAGTGCAAGTTCGAGAAAGGCTGCATCTTTAAAAACTGCCGCTTCTTAAAGTGTTGCCCTAAACATTATAGCAATAAAAATAGCGAAGTTAAGGAAGCCATCCTCGAAAATTGTTATCTTGAGTATATCACTGTTGATAAAGATAGCCTAGTGGTGAATTGTGAGAAGGGTGCACGTGCAATTATAAAAGCCAAAGAAAATCCAGCTCCACAACAGGTCGGCAGCTCTGAGGACTTCTGCTTGTGTTACTGTGTACAGCCTACATGTAATGCTGGGGTGAGTATTGCACCAGTGGAATCGGGCAAACCGGAGGTAAAAAAAGTGCTGAACGACTGCAAAGAAAAATGTTCCGTCACAGGGTTCAGCAAATGAAAAACAACATCCTAATACTTTTTACTAAGGAATTGTAACGTATGGCTCACACGCTACAGTCCTTATTATAGTCTTATGCAAACGTTGTTGCAATAGCTTTACATAAATTAATGAACCCGTCATGGCTCATTGTCTTACGAGTGTTCGCAATGGCTTGGCACACGAGAATCAATTCTCCATTGTGTCCTTGCATTGGTACTACCCCCGATGGCGACACATCCATTGTGAGCTTCACCCTATCCGGAAGATAATAGCAATAGCCGTTCTGACGGGTATATGCTTCGCAGCATTGTTGAGTACCTGCAATTACACGCTCCTGACCACCGGTAAATAATGTGGTGAAATGTTTAACGATTTCAATCGGGAGTTGGTGTGCCGCTGCAGTAATTTCAACAAAGGTATCATCCACTTTATTTGTGTTTGAGCGAGCTGCAATCTCACCTTTCTTTTGCAATGATTTAATTTTGTTTCTGATGTTATGGAAGCTACGCCCCATTTCAAGTGCAATATCTTTTGCTGAAAGATTGGCGTTCTTATGCTGCAATATATGCTCTCTTAAGCAGAAAGCGATATGAAAAAAGGTACACCTCAT